GGCTCCTTAATCTCCACGTTGGTGATGAACTTCTTGGCGAGCATGAACACGAGGATGGACAGGAGGGTCGTCAGGAGAGCAGCAATGACGTGCGCCTTGACGCCTGGGCCCTGCTTGACGTACTTCTCGATGAGGGCCTGGACAACGCCGTACCAGGCGAGAGCAGCGGCAAAGGAAAACCCGCCAATAAGGGAATTCAGGCCCTGGGACTCGATGGTCGTCGCAAGACCCATAACGCTAGATGCCATTGTGTACTATATGTAAGCAAAAAAACTTTCTGAAGGGTCCCAGGGACGCGGAGGAGAACCCTCCTCCCCCCGTTCCATCGGCCCCTCCTCAATGTTCGACCCTGTCTGAAGACCTTCGAACCCTTCTGGGGGTTGGTCCTCTTCAAAGTCCTCGAGGTCAACAAAGCTCGAGTACTTTGGGTCCTCGTCTTCTTCGTCTGAATCACTATTTGTCGTGAAGAACGTATAGGTCATTCACCTCTACCAAAAAAGGAGTTTTTGTCTACTGCGTTTTTCAACGCACGTTCTGTAGGGTTCTCGGGGGTCCACGACGCCCACGTATCGGCACACTCGTTCATTTTGAGGGCCGTTTCATCAGTGCCTTCGTACCGGGTCCACTCCTCTTCCGACTCGGACCCGGACGAGTCACTGCATGACTCGTCCTCCTCGTAAATCTCGGGATACAAAGACCCTATATGTTTCCCCGTGACGTTCCGAGCCGCATACATGAGCCCGTAACTCATGTCCTCGGCTGTGATACAGTTCCGGCCACACGCCTTTGTATAATGTGCGGCCAGAACCGTTGCTGATTCCATGACTGGTAAGAAAAGGTCCATAGCCGCACTTTCAATCTGGGACGTATCCATGTCGCCGTCGCCTGTTTTCATCATTATGAAACAAGAGCTTCAGGTCTTTAAAAAAAGTTGGAAAAAGTGACTCGGCCTGAAGGTTCCAAAAAGTTGTATGAAACGGCATAGACTCGAACATTCACATTCGTCGGTGTTGGGTTCAGGGACAGATACAAAATTTGGTTCTTAATTATGGACAAGTTCACGGACCCTGTTGGTGAGTCCCCTTCTGGATCCAACGAAAAGGAGTACATGTAAAACAGACGGTCTGGGACCCGGGTATGAAACTCGAGAGGTTGAATAATACGAAGGAACTGAGGCGTACCGACCCGAGGTTCAATACGGTCTGTTGTATTGAAATTCAACTGAAGAGCGTTGAGAAGGTCCGTGGTTCCTATGGTACCCGTAGAGGCTGAGGCTGTTGCCGTGTTACTATAATCGTACCCTCGAGCCGAGTCTTGTTGTAAAACAAAAAAGAGTTCCTTGACGGGGTTATAAAAGTTCAAGAGACACTGAACGTTCGAAACACCCTGGGGTATGAAAAACTCGTTCCTTTGAACTTGTTCGAAGATGCGGGGAACCGGGGAAGTGGGCCCGGAGGGCTCACTTCGACTCTGTCCTTGTAAAGAGCCTTGAGGACCTTGAGGAACCTGAGGAGCATCCCCGAGTCCAGACCCCTTCGGGGTCTGTCCATTTCCCCTGATAAACCGAATCTCCTCATCTGAAATGTACGTGTACTCTACGCTAAGAGTCGCTGTAAATATCCCAGTGTACTGAACTGGCGGTTGTGTGAAAAAGGTTGAAGGGTTCCAAACAATACGGAAGGTCACTTCATCCTTGATGGCACACAAAGGAAGACCTTTATCGAAAAGGGAAAAAGGTAAAGGAACATAGTACGAGCCCAAAGGGACGTTTTGGAACTGGAGAGTCTTTCCCGTCAAAAACTTGAGCGCGGGCTGTTTTCCCTTTGGAATCGTCAAGTCATACGCCATCTCTATGTACTCACCATAGAGACGCTCGACGAGCTCGGATCCTATATACAATTCGACGTACTGGAACATGAGAGTTCCGACCGAGTCGAGCACAGTCCCAATGTTCGGGAACTGAACGAGCATATACATATTTGTGATGAGATCACCCTTTCTGGGAAGTATTCTGTGATTTTCAGATCCAAAAGTCACACTTTGCTCTTCGAATATAACCTGGTCGACTCGTTGGGAAAACTGCGTCTGACCTGCGTACCGCTCGACGAAATATGTGACTTGTGGATCACCACTCAGTGAAATATCCTCTTGGCCCAAAAAGGACAAACTGGCACGACCGGCCATACTTATAAATCCGCAGGATTTATTTGCGCCCGAAGGGCGCCCTTTAAAAACTCCCCGGAACCTCTGAGGACCCCTATCGGGGTCCGATCTTTGCAACCCTAGTTGAACATAACACCCGCAATTCCGTTTTCGACCCGAAGAATGTTTTGGGACGTTGCAAGTATCCGAAACGATTTTGCAGGCAAATATGTCCCTGTAATGTTCAGTTCCAAGAGAACCTGACGAATACGCGAAAAGTTGATGGATCCCGATGGGTTTCCAGAGTTTGGATTTGTCGAAAACACGTACATGAAAAATTGACGGCCAAACACTTGAGGCTGGGGAAGTGGAGGTATCGAAAAAAAGTTTGTGTGATGATTGAACGGTTCTATGGACCCGACATAGGCCGTATCCGTGACTCGAGTCAAGAAGGCGTCTTCACCATTGAACGTTAGACCGAGTGATGCAAGTCCGTTGTTCGAGTAATCGTATGGCAAATTCCCGGCGGGTTGAATGACGAAAAAGAGTTCCTTGACGGGGTTTTTGAAAAAGATTTCAAACACGGCCGACGTGAACCCAGCCTGTAAATCAAACTGGTCATACTGGGTCTGTGTGATGATATAGTCAATCTGGTGACTCTGAAACCAATTAATTTCAGGATTGGAAAGGTACGCGTACTCTGTGATGATGGTTGCTTGGAGCGTCGGATTCGTGACTGTAAATGACGTCAAGTTTGAAAAGGGCCGGAACGTGACCCAGACCTCCACGTCTTGTCTATCGAGCGCGCATATCGGAATAGACAGTTCAGGTGAACCGTAAAAATAAAAGGGTAAATTTACGTAGTACGTTCGGCCGGGAGGTCCGACACTTGTTTGCGTGTCGTATTTTCCAGTCAAAAGCTGAAGACCCGGCTGGTTCTCATACGGAACGTTCAATTCGTTCCAAATCTCAATGTATTCACCCGTAATACTCTGAACCGTTTGACCGCCAATCTTAAGGTCCGCATTCTGAATAAGGTACGTACCGACCGAGTCGTAGTACGAATAGTTGGTCAGTAAAGGGTTACTGAACTCGTTCGATGTGAGTGGGTACACTGCTAAAAAGGTACTGTTCAAAAGGTTCGAATTTGGAAGATTCGTCTGTAATGTGACTGAATACGAAAGGGCATTATTTGTAATGTTAAAAGGGACCGATATCGTATAGGGCGGGGCGATACCCAAGTTCAAAGCAAAACTCTGACTGTAGCCCGTCTGCGAATTTGAAATTGAAATTGATGTGACGAGGTTTGAGGATGACAAAACACCGGTCAACATGTATGACATGGCATTTGCAAAGACCAAAGACCCGTTTGCACTTGTATAAATCATAGTCGAGTTGGATGTGTTGCTGAATTGTGTTCTAAAATTGAGTGTTGCCGGAAGGATCGTGTTATTGCTGGTTGGCTGAAATATGATTCCGTTTTGAGGCAAAGAGTACGTCGGGGCGTCGGAAGGTGTCAGACCGATCTCTTGGAGGGTCACGAAAGAGTTTGAAAGAACAGTCGTGACGGGTCCCCTGGTCGAGGACAAGGTGATGTAATACGAAGCAAGGTTCGAGGCGACCAAAGGTAAAGAAAAGGCATACGTCGGGTTTCGACCTTGGAGCGTCATATCGTACGAGTAAATCTTTGAAGTGGTACCTGAAACGTTACTCCATAGACCGACATTCGTCACGTACTTTTCCGTCTCGCTCACCGGAGTGGAGAGACTCATGGATCCTGAAATGACATACTGTGCGTTCGACGTGAATGTAAACTCGGAATTTGTTCCAAGTGTCACGAGGTACTGTGACAGGGGGCCAACGTTTCCGTAAAACAAAATCTTTTTGTCCACATTTCCATTGAGATTCACGTTTGTGTTCAGCTGGTACGTTTCATTCACGGGGCCGATGGAAAAGTACGTTCCCGGGTACGCTGTCGTTCCCGTAGTTTGGGCATAAAAGTAATAGTAAGCAGTCGTACTTGTAACTATGATAGGAATGACCGTCGGTGAAGACGGGTCGGGTGATACGGTATAGTTGTATGACCCTATGAAACTGGGACCTCCCACGGGCGCCCCGTCCACCGTTTGCGTTCCGTACCCAACAAACTGAATAGATCCAGATGTAAGATTGAAACCGGCCCGAATCGCATAGTATCCCGTTCTTGAAAACTGAACACACCCACCGGGCGTCACTGTGTAACGAGTTGTTAAAACATAATTTGGAGTCCAGTACAAACCGGTTGAACTCGTGTTTGAAAAGTTCAGAAACTGAAGACCGGACATTGGGTACGGTTGCGTCACTGTCAGGTACAGGGCCGGCAAGGGATCGACCGGAATACCTTGCGTTTGGACCCACCCAGCTTGTTGAAGGTTGAAATCGGGTGTCACAACGTTCGATGTCGTGGCGTTATAGACGAGGTTTCCGTAATTGTCCTGGGTCGAATAATTGACGGGATCAAACCCCCAAAACACGCCTGAAAAAGCCGATGTAGGGCTCTGGTTTTGCTGAACAATAACATTTGCAACGTTCGAAAACTGGAACGAGTTTATACCCGGAACGTACGAAAGGTACGGAAGAAAGTTAATGTCCCAAAGACTCAAAGAGGCGACGTTCGATGAATAGTACGAAAACCCGTAACTGGCCGTCAGAGGTCCAGTGATAGTTCCATTCGTGAGCCCGAACCAAAGAATAGGATAGTTTGTGTTGGACGGTGGGTTTGGCCAGGTCCAATCGTTTCCAGGATTGTACAGTGCTGGCAGTATCGCTTTGAGTGTTAAGCCTCGTATGAGATCACCTTTTGGTGGTATTCGACAGATGGATGTTCCTCCGTACGTCACAAGTTGATCGTTAAAAGCGATATCATAAGCCTCCAGGACAAAGGGCGTGTGTCTCTTGTACACGCCCGAAAAGTACGTCACCTGAGGAGACCCTGTGAGATATGCATCTTGTTGTCCAAGGGCAACCAACTGTATGTATCCTGCGGACATCCTACAAGAGGCCAACATTTTGTCTCGCCTTGAATCACGAGTCGGTCTCGGTTCGCGCCCCAGCCCACTTCCTATTTTGTTTCAAAATTGCAGGAAAGGAGGATGTCTTTAGCACTCCGAAAGTTTGACCCGTCCAAGATGGGAGATGACAAAGTCTGCGTCTTTATCGGGAAGCGTGGAACGGGAAAGTCGACGCTCGTTACGGATATCCTGTGGCACAAGAAACACTTGCCGGCCGGTATCGCCATGTCAGGGACAGAGGAGGGGAATGGGTACTATAAACAATTCATTCCGGACCTCTTTGTCTTTGGAGACTATAACAAAGATGCCCTTGAGAAACTCATAGAGCGCCAAAAGAAGCTCTTGGCGGTTGGGCGGTGTAGTCCCGTCTTTGTCCTTATGGATGACTGTATGTACGACCGGGCCTTTATGCGTGACACGGCCATCCGCCAACTCTTTATGAATGGGCGTCACTGGAAGATTTTCTTTATGATGACGACCCAGTACTGTATGGACATGACCCCTATGATCCGAACCAACGTGGACTATGTCTTTGCGCTCCGTGATAACGTCCGACAGAATCGTGAGAACCTCTACAAAGCCTTTTTTGGGGTCTTTCCCAATTTTGATCAGTTTTGTCAGGTCATGGATGCGTGTACTGAAAACTACGAGTGTCTGGTCCTGGACAATACCTCAAAATCGAACAGAATTACAGACTGTGTCTTTTGGTACAAGGCACCCATACGCCGTAACTTTCGTGTAGGGTCTCCCGCCTTTTGGCAGTACCATCAGAGACACTACAGCGCACGGGCCGCCATGAGACCAGCCCAGCCCGAACCCGTCACCAAGAGGCGAGGCGGGTCCGTGAGTGTTGTGAAGCGCGCTTGAGCTCCTTGTGTATTTTCGTTTTAAATTTCAGAAAAGATGCTAACCTACGACCCAGACGCGAGTACTCTTATAAGTGAAATTCCTTCTTCGACGGAACTTTCCGTGAACGAGGAACTCGCCCGCCAGGCGCTCACCAGAGCACCCGAGGAGGGGGCCAAGTCCGTTCCGACCGGGCTTTTGAGGCTAGAAAAAAAGGTTGACGAATCTCAAATGGCGGACTTTTCTACATCAATTGAGGAGCTTATGCAAAACGAGATACAAGGTCCTCCTACGATGGCGGGTCCTTCGGCTGCCGTGCAGAGGCGCCAGGAGGAGCCTCATCAGGAGCGTAAGAAAAAGAGCGCGTCGGAAAATCCATTCGGTCTCACGGATGAGCAGTTCCAGGCTGCCCTGGCCGGCATTGCATCCGTGCTCGCCTTTTCCAAGCCGGTCCAGTCCCGGCTTCGTACGATGGTCCCCAAGTTTGTGGGCGAGTCGGGTGACGTGTCGCTCACAGGCTTGGCCGTGACGGCCCTCGTAGCCGCCCTCGTGTTTTACATTATTAAGAAGTACTTGGTGGACAAAAACTGAGGCGCGCAAGCGCCTCAGAGCCCTAAGAGTCAAAAGCGGGGAGTTCCTTCGGTTTCTCGGCGTCCTTCACCGTGTCCCCACAATATTTTCGCTCTCCATCGAGTTTGTACAAGCCGTTTTGAACACAAAGAGTTTTGAGCGCTTCAAAATTCTTCCAAAAATGCGTCGTGTGATCGTATTCCGGTACAGACATGTGTGCCAACTCGTGAATGAGTACATACATTGCCGAGTTTACATCGTCTCCGTCCAGACAGATGTAAATTTCGTACCCTTTATTCACGTTCGAACCTATAGGACCCTTGGACCTGTCCCACCCGCTCATACCTGTGAGTATCGAAGGCTTCAAGACCCCTTTCCATATAGGATCGCCCGTCTGACGGAGCATATCTAACGTAGCCCAGTATCTTTGTTTGAGGTCGGTCAACATAGGAGGTTCCTGATGGTACCAGAATACCAACAGGAGAAGTAAAAACAAGACACCTGCGACGATCGGCCACATTACCTACTCTTACGAAAGACAAATTTTGAGTACAAATCTGAGATGAGACCCGTGGGTTGAGGAAGCATAGGTTCCCACATGACCAGGTCCAGTCCGAGGGCCATGAGGTCCTTGACCAAGACTGTGGAGTCCAATACGGGCTCCTCCCGACCGCCATCTGCATAGAAGGGACCGTCGACCAACCGAACGTTCAGACGACGCCCACCCTGAAGCAAAGCACACTCGTTGCCTAGAGAGTCCTTGAAGTGTCCGTACTGGTCCACGAGCGCCTCGGCCCGGGCCTTTTCGGGGACAACCCCGATCAAAAGACCGTTCGGGTTCAGGGAACAGCTAATCGCCTTGAGGGATGTTCGGTACGTCACGTCGTCCTCACAAATGTAGTGAAGTGAGAAATTGTAACAGATGACATCATACGGACCGGCAAAGGCTGCCTGAATAATGCTCCCTTGACCAAGAAACCAGACGCCAAATTGCATGTCGTGAGCCCTCTGTTCCGCTTCTTTCAGAGACTCTTCGTCTGGGTCAATGGCAAAGACGTGGACCCGAGCCGCCTTCCACTTGTGCCAATCACCGCCTCGACCACACCCGCAATCGAGCACCTTGGTCCCAGGAAGGACCCACCGCTGAATCAATTGACGTTTTGCATCGTTGTGCATTTTGCGCATGTGCTCACTTGTTTGCGCCATTTAGCTTAAAAAATAAGCGCTTGTTCCTTTTATATGGGTACTCTCGAGCAAGACTACTTGACGGTTCCTGGCCAGCTGTTTGCGTGCATTTCGTTTGTGGGTCCAGATCAGCCTCAAAAGAATGAGAAGCTGGGTATGAAGATTCGCGGGTGTTTCGCGTCCCGTGACGAGGCGGCGAGCCACGCCAAGCGTCTGCAGAAGGAGGATGCCCTCGTGGACATTTACGTCGTGGACATGTACAAGTGGCTTCTGATCCCCCCGGACCGCGAGCAGATTGAGGACGTGCATTACCAGAACGAGAAGCTCGAGGAGATTATGACCAAGTACCGGGCGAACCAGAGCGCCGCCGCCGCCATGTTCGAGAAGCGCAAGCGTGATATGATTGCACAGCCCCAGCCTGGCCCGTACCCATACATCGACCCAGCCGATGAAAACTCCAAGTTTTATACCAAGCCGGACGTTCCCCCAATCCCTCACCCGGCCGAGTTTATCGATGATCTGAAGAAGGAGTTTCCAGACAAGGACATGGCTGAGATTGTCAAGATGGCTGACGAGAAGGTGGCGAAGATTATGGAGGAGCGTAAGTTGCCCGCGGTTCAGATTGAGACTGTTCCAGAGGGGGAAGAGGACCCGTCACCAGTTCCGGAGGAACTGTCTCCCCCGGCACAGGAGTCGAGCGGGGCCCCGGCGACCGGCGACGACGAGGTTCCCGACCAGCCAGCGGCGTAAAAAACCTCTACATATATTAGTTTGAAAAAAATGATCGCTCTCACAGCACTTCCCACGTGGCAATTTGTCCTCGTGGCAATTGCTGGAGCTATGACTATATTCACAAGTCTGTACCTTCTGAGACGAGGATACGTAGCACCTATAGCCTCCGTACTCGCCGTTGCCTTTGTTCTTTATTTAGTTATTTCCAGAGTCGGCGCTTCAACAAGACCTCCACCGACCGAAGAGTCTCCTTCACAGTTCGACGTGTTTCGTCAAATGGAACCGGCTGATCAAACTCGTGTAAATCCCTGGACGGGGATCTTACAGGAGGATGTGTATGTGAACCGTACAGGTCCTATTGGAACTTTTGTCGGAAATGATGATTACGCAAGGAACGCACCTTTGTATCCTTTTACTTCATAGGGTTCACGATGATGGGGCGCATATTCATAATAAGTACACCAATGACAATACCAATCAAAATAAGAGCAACCTGATTATCCTTGAGAGATTCAAAGACGTTCTGTTGACGCGCCGGTGGTTCAAACGCGGGAACAAAACGTCTCGATGGGGGCTCGTCAAAGTCCTGTTGGGGTGTCCACGCTCGAGCACGGGGCTCAGGGTCGGGCAGTGGGGCGCTTCTTGACGACGGCTCGGCGCTTTGTGACAGGAACGGCAGGTTCTCCATCACTGTCCGACTCGCCACTCTCACTTTTATCTGGTACAACAAATCCGTCTAAATTTCCATCTTCATCTGCGTCAGATTCATCTTCGTCCTCCTCGTCCTCTTCAGTCTCGATATCCTCTGAAGATTCTCCAGGGTCTTCCGTGTCGTAGTCCTCGGGCGCGTAGTCGTCCTCGACCTGTTCAACAGGCTCGTAGCGTGTAGGGGGCTTGGAAACGCGTCCGGAGCGGGTCCGCGTTCCAGTCTCAGGGGACTCAACAGTCGCAGCAGCTTCAGCAAGGGTAACAAGGTTTGGGGCAGGCTCCTCGTGAATCTGACGAGCAGGGGGAAGGACAGTCCCTGCGGGACTGGGGCTACTGCCCGTGGCTCCTGACCGGTCCCGGGTCGCGCGTGTCGGCATATTCTGGGAATTCCATGAGCGACTCGTTTAAGTAACGTGGGAAGAAGTAAAGTCCTTGTTCAACTGCATTTTGATTCAAAATAACTTCACCTTCGTACCCTAGCTGAAAAGCAATTTCAGCGAGCTTTTCCTGAATATCAGCATCGTCGGCCCTTCTGAGTCCGAGTCCGAGGTCCTTGATGTTTTCCGTAGCCATGTAGAGTGCTTCGGTCGCATCATCCAAACGGGTCGAAGCCAACTGTTCGAACGTGTGGAGATTGTCCAGAAACCTTTGCCAATTTACCGGATCGAGCCCCGAGTACGGATGGACCATGTGCTCGTACTTTTTGAACCGACTCCCTGGACCCATCGGGAAAAATATCCATAAGAAAACAAGAAGGAGGACTACCCACAATAGCAACATCGTTGAGTTGCTCTACTATAGATGGAGGAAGAATATGTTCGGTCCCTTTGAACTCGGCACAGTCTTCATCAAAGCACCGTTGAGAAATGCGCCTGGAAGCTATGTGGAACCATACGTGGTTCGACTTGTGTTCCTTTCGAATTCGTTCACAAAATTTGGAGTCCGTCTGTACGTACCAGCCATTGTGCTCGTGTCTCTGGACCTTTTTGACTTGGGCCTTTGCCTGACCCTCCATGTATTTTTGAACAAAGTCTTCGAGTGGTCCCGTGTCCCGAAGAGACTCGGCTTCCCCTCCGGTTGTTTGAGCCTCATCGGTTCGAATAGCAAACAGAGAGAGTGTATCCACGTCTGGGATCTTTGAAAACTCCCGGCCGTCCAAGGACCGCCAAGGGACGTACGGGTCACCTGTCGGTTTCTTGTGTGACCACAACATCCGAAGACCGGACCCACCATAAACTGAAGAGTCTATAACCTTGTCCCAATCAAATGGGAAGTCGGCCACTAGACTTGTGACTATTTTTGTTCTTAAATTCATGGCTTGGGTCCGAGATACTGTCAGGTTCGGCCAGTGGATATGAACACCTGACTTTATTCCCTCTTTTACGGATCGGGGTTGAGCACGAGCAATGAGACATGGACTTGAAGTCTCTAGAGCCTTGTGAATTATAGAACAAAATTGAAAAAGGTCTTCATCGGACAACTTCTCGGGTGCCTTATAGTCCAAGTCTACAAAAAACTTGAAATTTTCAGTCTTTTGTTCGACGACATACAATTTTGATCCTAAATTGATTGCTTGGATGTACTCTCGGTAGAAGTCCTGGGTCTCTTCCGAGGGTACGTGAAGTATTCCACCTGACATGAGGACGTGAGTCCCCGGACCATGTGGAACCATCCATCTCTCTATAGACATCCTTAGTTCTAAAAGGTGATTACGTCTCTAAGACTCATCATCACTTGACGAGTCCAAGAGCCAAGACAAGATGTGTTTGTGTTTCTGTGTCGGAGTTGCTTGATCGGGTGCTTTGAGTTCTTCGACAATTTCCTCCTCCTTTTTCGTAAGTTCGACTGGGGGAGGAGTCTTTTCCTCCGAAAGAGTCGAAGACTCTTTCTCCTCCCGGGACTCCTCGGTCTCCTGCGTCGCTGGAGCAGAAGCTGACGCTTCGCGCTCCTCCTCAACCTTTTGAATTTCATAACACAATTTCATCAAGGACATTTCATTTGCAAGCTTTGTCGCCTCCTTCTCAATCTTCTTTGGGTCTGTAATGTCCCCTCGAAGCTTGACAAGAATGATCGCCAATTCAGTCTTTGATCGGGTCATCTGAATTTTAGAACGAAATTAAAAAACGAGTTTACTCGCGTAGGTTGAAAGGGGTCCAATGGGTCGTCTCGATAGCCTGGGTAAACTCGGGGTTCCCAAGGACGTGCTGACGTATCATGGGCCACAAGTTGGGACACTGGGCTATGCTCCCAAGGGTTTCGAACCGACACTCGTCATTTTCATCGTAATTTTTGCGGAAAGGAACCTCGGACCCTTCCATTTTCTTCTTTTCTTCGATAAACCTCTTGATAATATGGCGGTGCTCGGTTGATGTCATGGGCAAATTGAACACATAGACGTGATAATGGTTCAGAACCTCGACTCCATCTTCAATGTCCCGTGGTTCAGGTGTGTTTGTCGTAAACTTAAAATAGGAGTAGGACCCCCTTTTTAAGTTTATGAGCCCGCGTGTTTCTTCTTCGAGTTCTCGAATCGCACACCGAAGTGGATTATAGACCTCGCGTCGGCGACACCCGCCTGTGACAAACGTCCACTCCCTGTATCGCCTGTCATGGACGATCAAAAAGTGTTGTATGTCGTTCACTTTACTCATCGGTATCGCGATCGCTTTGTGTCTTTCTCGAAGGACTTGGTCCATCTACTGATGTTTCTGGGGCAAAAAATTTAGTGAGATTTCCCGTACGTGGGTTATACGAAGCCATGAATATGAGACATGCGATGATAACCAGGAAGATCCAGTGCATTTTTCACCTGTCTGTATCGAAGAAAAGATGTTCTACTGATATTTCACGATCCGGCTGGGTACCGATCCAATAGTCTATACGTTCCTTGAGTCGGCCTGTACGTTTCTTCCACTCCTGACCAGTACCTGAAAGTTGACCGTCTCGTTTGAAACATCCCTGGACGTTATCATACCGGTCTGGGTTGAACCGAACCATGACCATGGGTCGAGACCCGAGACCCTG